CCTTTTTTCGGATCCCGGGTGCGGAGATCATCGGACTTCCCCGGTTCACGATTAGTTATCTTTCTCCCGCAGCCTTGCTTTCATCATCAGCGACTGCGCTTCGTGCAGCTTGCTGATCGCTTGATCGAGGAAGGGCTTGCCCTCGCCGTCCACTTCCAGCCACAGGTCATTGACGGCGTGGATAGCTTGGTTCAGCAGCGCGGCGGCTGCTTGGTGGTCACTGAGCTTTGTCAATGCTTGGTCTCCTCTTCCTCATCATATGCCCGGGCAATGGTTGCTGCTTGGTGCATGGCTGAAGACAGCATACCGATAGCGGTGCTGCCGTTAGGGCTCGCGACAACGAGTCGGAACAGGAGGGCTGTGAGAGCTCCGCCCAGTACCGCGCCGGTATTGAACCCTTCGGTTTCCAGTTGATCGAGCAGGGCGTTCATTTCATTGCCTGCATAATCGAACTGCTTTTCAAGATCTTCTTCGTCGCTCATCCGCGTTGTACCCTCAACCACGCCGCAAGCAGCTTTTCTGCTGCTTCGACGGCCTCACGGCTATAGTCGCCCTTGGCTGCAATGGTGGACGTTTGCGCGTTGATCGCGCTGGAGACTGCGGCCACGGCATCAGTATACTTCATGCCGCGGACGATATCGAACAGCTCTTCTTTCTTACGCATCGTAGTCTCTCCCGATCACACCGAGCTCATCTCGGTGGTCTTCCCCAGCAAACTCGTGCTGAATGTTGTGAAAGTTACAATAGCCGACGATATTATACAGTTTATCATCCGGCGCTTCATCGACATCGATCAGGACACGAAACTGCTTTTCGTCGTCCAACACAAGCCACAGCCAATAGTCACTCTTTCCTGCCCAAGCCATGATCCGCGCATCGCCACCAATGGCGGTAACGTCGCCGACGATGCTGGAAATGCCGCTTACCCGGTTCACCAGATCGACGGCGATAGGGGGCAATTCAAAGGTTTTTGTCATTTGGTTCTCCCTAGTTGGTTAACCTGTATATAAGACTTGTCGCATACATAGTCAAGCAGTCCAACGCCTGCTTCCGTCATTTGGAGTTATTGGTGTGTACAGCGCATCTTCCGGCGACCAGCCGTTATTCAACCTTTGAAAAAGCGTGGTGGTGTTGATGTCATTTTCTTTTGCCGCGGCTGTTATGGAAGAATATCCAAGAAACTCCATTCCCCTCTTTTTGATAACCGGCGGCGGGGCTAAACCAAAAGCTTGTTCTTTTGTCCATCCTCGCTTGAGTCGTTGAGTTACAAGACCAGCTTTTGTTCCTAAAGTTTCTGCGGCATGAGCTACGCTATAATACTCAGTGCCTTGAACCGTGATCCGCGTTTTTCTGAGAGGCCGTTTTTTATTAGTAGTCCCCGTTTTACACTGGTTTGGTCGTTCTTTTATGCCCAGAGCCTCTTTTAACGGCCAGCCCTTACCAAGTCTTGCTCTAAAAACTCTTACCGGAACACCATAATGTCGAGCGGCGGCGGCCTTTGAACGAAAGGTATGCCCGTCTACCTCTAAAGGTTTGCAGTATTTTACGGGGTCGCTTTTTGGAGGCGGGGCTAGATCCAACGCCTGTTCTACAGACCATTTGATAGAAGAGCGCAACAGACGATGCCTAAGTTTGTAATGGCACATGTCATAAGCATCCGCTAAAGACATTAAGCTGTCATATTGCACACCTTCAACGGTGTAGCTTTTGTTTCGGCTGACATGAGGCATCTCTTTAGGCATACCCCCTGTCTTAATGTTATACCCGTTTGGGTACATCGTATTTAGGTTGTCAATCCACCTCTTCTCGCATTCGCCTAAAACATTGATATCGGTTACGCGCTCTAACACTTCAAAAGAAATATTTTTTTGGCCGTACTTTCGTATGGCGTTTGCTAACGATCCCCGTGCTCTGGTTTTTCTTTCCGCAAACTTAAAGTGTTCCCGCACTCTGGGTGCAAGTGAGCTCCGAGTCGTGGCTCCGACATATTGCATACCGTTAATCTTATTGGTGGCTAAATAGATGAGCATGAGAAACTCCCGTGGTTCAGCCCACATATAAGACTTATCGCATACATAGTCAACACAAAAGAAAAGCCCCGGAGATTTCTCTCCGGGGCCCAACTACGGGAACGCCCCCAACATACGCGATCTTATGGGAAAGACAAGGACTTTTTAGGAGCTAAGTTTCCGGGGAGTTGGAGCTTGCAAGAGCCGCAGCGCGTGGGCTCTGTAAGTTGGGTATCGCACTTTGGGCAGCGGCCCGCGTCCAGCCGTTTTTGAATCATGCCCGGATCCCCAAAAGAAGGGTATTGGAGCTCTCTATTCTTCGGCCTCACAATCATCGACTTCTCCTGTTCCTTCACATAGTTGACATTCCATGATGCGTCCTTCGAGCCAGCCGCCGCTCCACGCCATAGGCGCGGGGACTTCTACCTCATATTCGCACTCGCCTTCGCCGCCACATTCTGGGCATTTCATCGGTTGCCCTCCCATTTGTAAAATATATGGTCGTTGATGCGGACGGTTTTGTATTTGACTGCGGCCCATTCTGGCTGGACATAATCAGCATGATAGTGGGTTGCGCCGTCGGTGGGGTCATAAGTGCGTTCAGTCATAGCTCCAAAAGCCGCGAGGACCGCGGACTGCCATGCTTCTTCTTCGGTTGGCATGTCAGACTTGCCGTCACAATAGTAACTGAATTGGCACATGTTACGAATAGGGAAATCAGGTTTCCAAGAGTAGGTGGGGCCCTGTTTAACGACGGAGCAAACGTCGTCGGGGAACCGAGTGTCGTTCACCCGGTTCAACACAACGTGGGCTACGGCGGACTGTCCGACGAAAGGCTCGCCTCTGGACTCAAAGTAGACCGCCGTAGCGAGACAGATTAAAGCTGCATCAAGCATCTTTCTTCTTCTTTTGTTGCCACTTCTTCTGGTAAGCGTTCACCTTGTCCCGGTTGTGCTCCTTCCAGTAAGCTTGAGCATATTTCCGAGAAGCAAACTTGCGCTGCTTCCCAGTCAGGCGCTCCCCTGAGTATAAGCAATATTTCCGCTTCCATCTCCTTTTTTTCACCACATTTCCTTTGACCCGCATGACGGGCTCAAGAGCTTTCGCCATTTCTTCGGGGTTTTGCATGAGCGGCTTGTGCTCACCAAGGGTCTTCTTAGCCTCGAGCTTTTCGATATCAATCTGACAAAGCACGGACAGAGCGGTGACAGTTTTGACACTGGTTGGCGGCGTGTCCCCAAATTCGCTTGCCATTTGGTCGATGGCCTCGAAAAGATGTTTTAGATAAGACATTCAAATCTCCCGTATAAGAGTTGATAGAAGTTATCCCATACTATAGCTAAAAAAAGATGTCAACTGAATTGACACTCGTTATTCAGCCGTCAGGATGTGTGTTTTTTGTAGATATCCCACATGATCCGGAGCTGACCACTAATGGTCCGCCCTTCTTGGCGAGCTATCTTACGAATCTGTTCGTACACCTCGATGGGTACGAGCACAGATTTCCATTTAGATGTATCCATTTACACCTCCTGTAAGGGAATATATAGGACAAGTGGCAGAGATACAAGAGAAAAAGGGCCCCAAGCGGAGCTCAGGGCCAGTTTAGGGAGGAAAACCATGAAAAAGCTTAGCTTGCTTCGCCCCAGCTTGGGCCGATCTCAACATCGCATTTACTTGGCACCTCCAACGGTACAGCATTTTCCATTATTTCAGCAACAGTATTTGCATCTTCACGATTTTTCACAGACATGGCGATTTCATCGTGGATTTGCACCAATGGCAGGCGGCCCTGTTCATAAATATTCACCATGGCCTGTTTGGTCATGTCCGCAGCCGAGGCTTGGATGAGCCGGTTCAAAGCTTTGTAGGTGTATGCCCGCTTCAACCGGGTGGTCTCGCCGTACTCTTTGAGCGCATCTTGGTACGGCAGTGCCTTGTGCATGGCAAAGGTTGCGGGCTCCCAGAGATTAAACCGGCACTTGCGGCCCAGTATGGAGCGGACAGAGCCGCTTGAGCCCCGACTGTTGAGGCTGTTCATCACGCCGTTCATCAGTCCTTTAACAAACGGGACGCGGTCGTGGTACTGCCCGACTAGTCCTTTGGCTTCATCTACATCGATGTCGAGCTGGTCGGATAGCTTGTTGACGCCCATGCCGTACATCATGCCCAGATTAATTGTTTTGGCCTGCTTACGCGGGATGTTAGCCATCTCTGCCACCATGGTGTGGAAGTCCATGTCCGGGTCTTCTCGGTAAGCGGTGACAAACTCCTCGACTCCTGCCATCTGTGCGCCGCGGGACCGGCCATACACATAAGCATAATGAACCAAGATCCGCGGTTCCTGTTGCGAGAAGTCAATCGCCGCCCATTGCTCGCCCTCTTCCGGTAGAAACAGACTGCGGATCATGGGACCGAGCTCAGGGTCGCGGGCCGGGATTTGTTGCAGGTTAGGGTTGGACATGGATATGCGGCCCGAAACGGTGCCGCCGTCATCCGATCTGATTTGGTTGATGTGACCGTGGATGCGGCCATCTGCGTGGCAGTGCTTCATAATGGTGTTGATGAAGGTGCCGCTGGTCTTGTTTAGGTTGCGGGCCCGAACGATTAGTTGTGCAAGCTCGTGCGGGTGGTCGGCTAGAAACGACTTGGTGAAGGACGGGGCGTTCTTCTCGGTGCGGGGGTAGGGGATGCTAAGCTTATCGAAGGCTTTTGCAATCGATGCTGCGGCCCAGAGCTCTACATCCTGACCGGCTACGTTCTTGATCTTGGCAAGCGTGGCCTTCTCTTCCTTGATCAGGTGGTTGCGGGTGCGCTCGACACGATCTTGGTCCACGCGGACGCCGCGCCATGTCATGTCCACCAGACAGGGCAGCAGCTTGAGCTCGAGGTTAGCAATCGGCCAGAGCTGTTCTTGGGTCAGTTGTGCGGACAGGTGGTTCCAGAGCTTGAGTGTCAGCTCCGCATCTACTTGCGCGTAGGGCCCGACATACATGGCGGGCATCTTCCACATCTCAGCTTTTGGATCGAGACCAAACTCGCGGGCCGCGTCCTGTAGTGTGCGCTCCTGCTTTACCTCACCCAGCAGGTCGTAGGACAGAGCATTGAGACTGTAGCTGAACCGGTTCTCGTCTAGCAGGGATGCGATCAGCATGGTGTCGATGATGCGCCCGTTGATGGTAAAGCCCATCTGTTTGATCCAGCCCGCGTCGTACTGGGCATTGTGCATGATCTTGTCGGCGGGGCACTCGAATACTTTCTTGAGCCATTTGTTTACAATGCGCTCGTCAAGGTTGCCGCCGCCCAGATGGCGGGTAGGTATGTAACCTGACCAGCCGTCAACTGCTACGGCATAGCCCACCACCTCACCGTCACCTGTCGGCCAGCCGGGGCCGTTGGACTTGATGTTGGGGTCTCTGGTCTCAACGTCGATAGCGATCTGCTTGGCGTCGAAAATGTCTGGCAGCTCCGCGGGCGGAACCCACTCACTCTTTGGTGCGAACATCGCCATCTGTAAGGCCATTGCCTTCTCCTCCTAGTGCGCCGTAGCCGCAGATATCTACCCAGCTATCTTCGTGGTCTGGCGTCACTATAAGCCTTGCCAGCTTGACCGCAACCATACATTGGTAGACTTGTGAGACACTTACGTTTGTCTCAAGCAGCACGGACCACATGTTGGCTATGCGCTCATGGTTGTCGTAGGCATCGCCGTAGTCTTGGGCCCGTGGGCCGTTGACAAGGCTCTCAGCCTTCTCGAGGACTTCTTTGCGGTTCATATCAAATAGCTCCTGTTGTCATCCTCGGGGTCCACTAGATACAGGTTCTCTTTGGTGCGCGTGACGCCCACATAGAACACCCGGTGCAGGTCGTCAGGAGACTGTTCAGCGGCTCGTGCTGCTGCGGGCGATAGATCGGTAAACAGGACGACATTGTCGGCCTCACCACCTTTAGAGCCGTGAATCGTGGACAGTTCTATCCGGGGCACAGCATTGAACTTTTCACCCCGCCGCAGTAGTGCCGTGATGTACGCACGGTCGGCACTGGGCAGCTTGTCCATGGCTTCGTGCCAGATACAGTCCCGGATGTTTTCCTCAATGCGAGGGGTGCCCATGATGTGCACCAGTTCCATAAGGCCGTGATGCGCGATCAGCTCATCGAGTGACACGGTCTCGTCGTCATCGAGTCCGGGTAGTTTTTTGAATCCGCGCTTGACCCGCTCGCCGACAGACATATAACTATACACGGCTCGTGCGGCTGCACCGGTTATTCGGTGACCCTTTCTCATTTGCTCCCAGCCATTGATGGCATCACTCAGTCTCTCGGAAATGGACCTCCGTCCGCGATAGCTGTAGAGGATGCCTCGGCTTTTGAGTTCTTGGGTCACGGGTGCTAGGAAGTAACCGGCTTGCGCCAGCACGAGCCACGATCCCTCATTAAAATCCAGATAACCTACGTCAGGTACGCGCTCCACCAGCCCCGGGTCCTTACGAGGCAGGTAGGTCTTTGGTACGCGGCGTTTGATCCGTTTGGCTACGCGCTCGGCCAGCGGGTGCACGGAAGCAGGAACGCGGTGCGATTGCTCAAGCACCTCATAGCCGCCGTTCAGGTTGATGAAGTGTTCTACATCTGCACCGGCCCAACGGTAGATCGCTTGGTCGTCATCTCCAGCGCAGTAGATGCGCTCGGAGCTCTGCTCAAGTATGTGAGCTACGTCCCACTGCAATGGCGATAAGTCCTGCGCCTCGTCAATAAATGTGATGGCAAGACGAGGGCAGAACTCCGCGCCTTCACGCACAAACACCTCTAACATGTCCGTGAAGTCGTAAAGCTGAAACCGGTTTTTGTATTCGGTCAGGCTGTCGGCAATGTACTTAACCCGGTTCCAATCCATGCCCATGCCGCTGGCATCATACTCTTCACGCAGGGTGACCTTGCGGAGACGAGCTAGGTTGATAAGGCTGATGACCGGGTTGTCATTCTTGGTCAGGTCGAAAGCATCGT